AGCTGCACCTAGGAGATGTTCTACTTCCTTCGTTCTAGCACGTTGAAGCGGTTTGTTTTGTATCTGCTTAACTTCATCAACTGTTATTGGTCGACCGCAATGCTGCTGTTTCGGTGGAATAACCAAATCAATAAACTCTTCTCGGTATGTGTTAAAGCTGATTGGAGGACGTACATCATTTCTCGGTTTATCAACTCGACCAGATATTGCCGCCTCATCAGAATTCCTACAATCAGCGGGAAAAACTGCTGGTTTAGACACTAACGGAGTGGTTATTGCTTGGCACGGCGCGACGACCTCTTCATGGATGAGTTTGCCAACTGGTTGATAATAAGTGGCAATAGTGGTCGTCGACAGTACGTTGCGAACAGGATTAAAGTCCTTCATCAGGATCTTATGAAGGATGCAAGCGTCATAACGAACATTCTTCGAGTCTCCATCACCATACAGAATAAATTCCACATCTCCCACAGTAGGTGTAGCACTCTTCGTTGTCAATCTGTGCTTTAGAGCTTCGAATACACGTCGTTTTATGACAATTGATTCAATACTGCCTTCAACAGCAAGGGACAAGGTTTCACTTAATGTGCAATCAACAAAGCTAACGCCATTTTGATTGTACATACGCCTTTTCAAGGGATGTTGCTCAATCTTCTTATAGTAAGGATACGGTATACATGCAAATGGTAGCAAAGTAATTATACGTCGGTGTTCGGAGTTCTCAATGACGTGTTGCGTCACATGATAGCAAAGTAAATTCTTATGCTTATCAATGACCGTCACAACGTCACCCTTATAATCCCAAATTTCATGATGGTAACTTGCTCCTCCCGAAACCGTATAATGGACCTGGTTATCCTTAAAATAATACTCAAACTCCTTGTCTCGATGTCCTGCTGATGTTGGAACCAAAGTATAAATCAATATAGGCTTGAACATACGCAGATAAACGTTCATATCCAAATGGTAATCCACATCGGTCATAATGAGAACACTTTTTTCGGTAATTACGTCATCGCGCATGGGCATGGATAAATCCTTCGCCCAATAAAAGTAACGACAACCGTTTTCGCCATTCATCTGATCTTGTGCACTCATGCTGATTACGTAAGGATCACGACCACTATTCTTAACAACTCCACATAAGAAATTCGCAACTGATGTTCTTTCGGCTGCACAGACTGGATGTGTATGTGTACTGGCTGCACGATAAGTAGGAATCTCTTTAATGGGGTGATCAAGTGCCTTCCGCAAATCAGGTAAGCGAATCATCCTGTTCTCAATAGCCTTTGATGTTTTGGGGCGATCATTCTTGATTAAACCATAATGGATATTACGTACAAAACGTTTGAATTTGCCCGGCTTCAAAGGACTGCATTTTAAGGGTGAGTTTTGCCTCAAGCCCAAAATGCCTTGCCACATGGATTGATCTCGTACACGCGGCGCTTCTACTTCCGTAGGATTTACTTCAACGTTTTCTGACA